AGTTCACCGTAATCTCTATGCTCATCACAATTCTCCAACCAAAGATTTCTTAACCAGTGTTTAAATTGTGAATTATCTTTTTTCAATCTAAGTCTCCGCCTTCGCTATCTGTAGCATCAGGATCTGTTGCAAGACCACGCCATTCTTTAATTTTTAGTTCTTCTGTTTCTGGCACATCGTCATGCCAATTGTTAATCCAACGTGTGCCAGTCCATTTGGCGTGATATGTATAATTATTATCACCTGCTGTTTTAACTTCGTAAATACCCAACATTGTAGGATTAGTCTTTTTAGAAAACCACGGAGTCATTTCATATTCAATACTGTCCATATCTTTGTACATTTGCCACTTGCCGTCTTTTTGTGATCCAGCAATATAAAATCCAAAGTCTGAACTTTTACCGTTAGTGCTTCCACCATTGTTGTCAATGTCTTCATCATCGTATGTGACCATACTGACAATTTCATTACCGTCAATTTCGTCGTAACTAATAGATAATTTAGTAATATCAAAAGGCTCTCTTAATTCAATTTCGCCTTCGAAAAATGTACCTTTTTCACTACTAACACCAACAAACACTACTGTGCCTGGCTCTTTACTATCAATCCATACTTCGTCACCGCCACCAATTTCAGGGCTATCATCACTATATCCGTCAATGTCTTCTAAACTACGTTCATATACAGTGTTTCCGTTCTCATCACAAATTTGTAAAGTACCAGCATTTCTATCAACACCACTGATATGTGCCATGTCATCACACTCGTACCAGCTGCCTGCTGGAAACGGTTGCATTTCTTCTGGAATGTTGTTTTCTTCAGCATAATCACCGCTCCACGCATAATCACTGAGACTTAAACGACGATGTTTAAAATAGTCGTAAATTTTACGTTCTACAGTACCCATAACGTATTCACCACCATATCCCCACATTTGAATGGTATAAGTACACGGAGTAAATTTTAATACTTCTATAAGTTTTTCTTTTTCTTGCGTGGTGGCCATTTTATTCTCCTGGATAATTTGCCTGAAAAGGTTCTGAGTAAAGTTGTATGCTATCTGAAATTTTCTTTAAATCATACAAGTTGCAAAATTTTAAAAGTCTAATACCTACTTGACTAATATTTTTAGGAACAGCATTAGATTTAATAGTTTCAACAATTGACATTCTAATGTGTTCAGGTTGATAATTTAAGTCAATAAGTCTACGATTACGCTCATAATCATCTAATACACGATGTTCTTCGCCGTTATGATCAACCCAACGTTGAAGCATGAGATTGTTCCAAGCGAATCCTTTTTTACTGCGATCTTCAAATGCTTCTTCAAGTCTATTTTTACGAACTTTTGGAAAAGCACTAAACACATTATCTGTAGGGTCGCCACGCATACATTTTTCAAATAACAACCATTCTGGATTAGGAATGTCTTTTGCTTGACCTGTTTTTTTATCTACAACACGTTTACCTTTTTTGTCTAAAACACCTTCATGTGTGATAGTAGTTTCTAACACACCGTTATATTGTTTGACATTAGGTGCTATGAGTTGCACAAAGTCACTGTCTGTGCTAATTATTACATGGTCATCATTTGGATGAGTTTGTATGAACCCTGCAATAAGATCGTCTGCTTCTAATACTGGGTTATGTAATACTGTACAATTTGTTTTGGAAGCAATAAATTCTTTAAAAGTATCAAATGCTTCCCAAAATACTTTTTCTTCTTCTGCTTCTTTTTCAGTATGTGCGGCACGAGCTTCTGCACGATTGCGTTTGTAAGGAGCATAGTGGTCCTTACGCCAACTGCGACCCTCGAGGCAGAATACAACATGACTGCCGTTAAAGTCAGTCCATGCTTTTTTAATGCTGTTTAGAGTAATATGAAAAGCCATGCCAAGTTTAATATCAGCACTGCCGTTAATAACGTGTCTAGCACGAAAGAATGTATTGGCGGTATCCACCAAAATATATGTCATTTTACCTCAGCTTTGCCATCTGCAAGTTTGTTAACATTAATATAGCCAGCACCGCGTGATACATCCTGGCCTTCCTCAGCTAATACATTACGAGCAAGATCCCTAAACCAGCGATCTACTATTTCTTCTTCTTTATCGCCCTCATAACCATATCCAGCTTGTCGTAATTGTACTATAAAATACTCATTCCAGTCAAGCTCAAAAAAACCATTTCTTACATTTTCTTTATTAACATGTGTGTCCAAAACGGCAACATACGGCTCTTCTCGAGCAGTAGCACGTTCTTTTGGAGTCATTTTTGCTAATTCTTCTTGGCGTTTGGCTTTTTCCGTTGCCTTTTCTGCCTCTGCTAATTGATTAGCGGCTATCAATAGTTCTTGTTCTTTTTTGGCTTTTTCTTTTTCTAATTTTTCTATACCTGTAATTTTTTTAATAAAGTTTTTCATTTTATATTTTCCATATGATATGTTATCGTTTCTAAAGGAAACACAGGACTTATTTTGTTTTCATAAAATGTTCCATATTTTTCAGCAAACGGTATTAGTAATTTTTGAAACCAAGTTTGGTCAATGTTTTCGTTAAATGTCTTTTTTAACATTTTAAATTTACACGGACTATATGCGTATCTTTCGTTATATACGTGACCATCTACAAAATAACTTAAAGTGTCTAGTGTAAAAAAATGTTTGTGGGTTGGGTCAACGCAGGCCCATTTGCTACGAAAATAAGGAACAATAATAGTTACTGTGGCATTTGGTTTAGATATACGATGTATTTCCTCCATCGCTCTGACAATGTCAGTAAGATGTTCTAATACGTTGTCTAAATGTATCACATCAAATTCATTTTTTTCAAAAGGCCAAGGATAAACATCTAAATTATGTATTACATCTGCACCAACATTTTCGTTAATGTCTACAGTTACAACTGTGTCACCAGGATTTCCTGGTCTTTCTTTTTTACCACATCCTAACACTAACAACTTTGCCATTAAGTACCCCACTCATTTTTAAATAGAGGAACTTGCAATCTATCGCTGTAACGCAAACCATTCTTCATTGCTAGTTCTGCAACTCGACGATTATTTAATGTGTACACACTTTCTACACCACCTACAGGCATCAAATATATAGGACCACTAAAGCCTTCTGCACGATAAATGTCTACAGTTTCTAATGCCTCTTCGGCATCTTCTTCAGTTGCTATTACAAATTTAAGATATGTATAACCAACTTCTTCGTATTCTCTAACTACATCAGGTCTTATAGCTACGTTCCTCGCCTCACCACTACAACTAAGTTTAGCACTGACACTAAAGGTCAATCTATGATAGCCACGATTTTCTATACCCCAACTTAATAGATATTTTTTAAACTCAGGAGTTAATGGCTGAGTACCATTTGTTTCAAAAGTTAATTCTTTAAGTTTCCACATACTAGGATGATCTAGCAACTCTGGATAAATGTTTTGCCATTTAAGTAACGGCTCTCCACCTGTAATCACAAGATGTTCATCTTCCCATCGTTTATAAGGAAGTATCTTCATAATACTGCTTACAATCTCATTTGGAGTATAAAACGGACTTAGGTGTTTGAATGCAGGATGCCAACTAGCATAACTATCACAGCCTGTACTTACTAACGGGAGTTCTTCATAACTTTTGTACAAGTGTACATTTGCCGCAATAGGATCAACTTCTGTTGTGAATTCACCTTTAGGCATTCCAAATCCTGCACATTTAAAATTACATCCAAATGTACGCATGAAAACAGAAGGCACACCCATAAAGCGTCCTTCTCCTTGTATACTGTAAAATAGTTCTGCTAATTTTATTTTTTCCATGTTGTATCTCTCATTGCATCCATAGTTAACTCTTTTCCATAAACATGCGCTACAGGTTTTAGATAACCATACTCTAATGCTTGCATTATAACATCTTTGTATGCCTTTGGACAAGATGCAGAAATTTCAAAACCTGCTCTAGGACATGTAACAAAACCGTCAACTAAAGTAAATTTTGGATCACCGTGTTTAACAGTTCTAATATTTGATTTGCTTACGGTTATTTTCATTGTAGAGGAACGTCTAAGGAAAATTTTTCAATTTCATCTCTTGAAGAACTGATGAAATCAACCATTTTTTGATAGTCTTGTTCAGACAGTGATGTTTTGTATATTTGTAAAGCCACTCTAGTCATTATAGCTCCAATTTCCATAGAACTGTAACCTGCTCCTGCTAAATCAGCAGTGATTTTAACTAAAGTATAGTATAAGTCGTCTAGTCTGCCATCTTCCATTTTAATCCTTAATTTTAATTAATCTAATTATCCAGCTAGGTGGATCAAATTCCCACCAACGTTCGCCTTGATTCCAAGCCCATGCTTTGGCATGATGGTTGTTATGCCAACCTTCTCCCAAACTCATTAAGTGTGCGATCCAACTATTTCTTGATTGATCATGCCCAAGATCGTGATTTTTATAACCATGTCTATGTGCTATTACAATAATTGAGCTTGTTGAATGTAAACAAAGACATGCTGGAATAGCATACACAAATACGATTAACCAAGGATTAATAACAGCTAGGATAATATTGTATGCAATGATTAACTCTAAATAATTTTTGTGTATCCAACGTTGAAAATCACTTTGTCTTAAATCTCTAACGATACGTGGGCTAATATTTGTGACTTCCCACCAACCAATCCAAACTTTAAATGCTTTTTTAAAACTGTATTTTCCGTTTACATAAGGACTATGTGGATCTTTAGCAGTTTCGACTGTTTTATGATGTTGCCTATGAACAGCTACCCATGCCAAAGGACTACCTATAGTAGTCAAAACACTGATTAAACTGCAAATTTTTTCAATTATTGGATACGTTTTAAAACTTCTGTGACTTAGTAATCTGTGTAATCCTATGTTTACACCTAGCATACCAGTAATTACATACGTAATTAATGAAATACCTAACATACTGTAATCACCAGTAGTGATCACATAGCCAATACCGACTAATAACAATAAATGATTAATTATTTGTAGACTACGGACCTTAAGATTGTGGGTCGCTGCCATTGTTTTTATTCCTTTGTTTACGAAATTCTTTTGAATCATTCACAGCAGTTTTTAATAATTCTGCATAATTTAATGCTTCCTGCTCTTTCATGATTAGCGAAGACTCGTATTTAACATAGCCTTTAGTCAATAAGTCCCACATCTGCTTAAAACGTGTTTTACTCCAATAATTACTTTTTATAGTGGAATATATAGTTACAGTTACAAATGAATCTTCTGCTTCAACCCAAACTTGATGATCGTGTTCATCATCGCCACAGTCACAAACAACTTGATAGAGTTTAGAATCTCCCCAATCGTTTCTTTTTAATACACCTTCTGCAGGTACTTGTGCTTTCATGATATATTTTTAATCCAAGTTAGGAACATTTGTTTTTCATTTTTTGGATGCCACAGTTTACCTTCAGGACCACAAGGTTCACTACTAAATCTTGTAATACTACAAAGTTCATATTTTGCTGATTTAATTTTTGGACCCATAACTACATCTTCGTCTGATTCAGAATTTTTATAATTAAGTTTACACCTAAGTGTATACCTTTTAGCATTCATAAAAATTATATCATACCATAACTGAAAACTATGCTTACAGTCTTTACACAACAAATTTGTGTTCTTCATGTTAATTTCTAAACAATTCTAAATTTACAATTTTTGCCACACGCTCACCAACATCTTCACCATTAGGGATAACATACGTTTGACTTTCATGTCTATCCTTACGTTCATCGTAATGACGTACATTGAGAATCTTGCCACCAACTGCTGTGCTTAGTTCAAAACTAATACGTCCTTCACCTTCTGGACGACCACGTTCTACCATTGCTTGTCCAATTGCCATATTATGTTTATCCTGTAACCACTTTGTTGATGATGTTAATTCGTATTTGTCTTTATTATCCCACATGTCACGGACTTTGCCGTAAAGCCATTTATCAAACCAATTCATACGCGATCCTTTAACCAGTCGTCTACTTTAGCTTCTGCTTCCTCTTGCGTAGTGGCATATGCATAAATCCAATAACATTCGTCTTTTCCTTTAATATCAAAAGGAACAGGACCGTTAAACAATATACCGTCTTCTAGCATACGCTTTACTTCAAACTTTTTTAAATTTTTAGCACGATTGATTAAATCGTTAGCCATATCTACTGAATTCATCTTGGGGCAAACTCCTGTTGTAGTTTAATGTTATCAAAAAATTCTTTTTTTGCTCCTGGATCAGTTTTAAATGAGCCAGTCAGTACAGTAGTCTGTGTTAAACTACTATGCGCCATAATGCCTCGATTTTCACAACACCCATGTGTGGCTTGAATGTATACTGCTACATTTTCTGAGTTGGTTGCTTTTGCGATCTCCCGAGCAATGTCATTACAAAGTTCCTCCTGGAGAGTTCCACGTCTTGCACACCACTGTGCAATGCGTGTGTACTTGCTGAGTCCGATGAGTTTCTCGGCAGCAATAATACCAATATAAGCAACGCCAGCAACGGGTTGGTGATGATGGCTACACATACTACGAAGCTCGCTGCGAACCACAAGCATACCTTCATAGCGGTCTGCC